TCGTCCCCCTGGCGGGGGTGTGGGGTTCGATTCCCCTTGACCATGGTGGCGAAAAGGATTGCCGGTAATTGCGCCGGAACCGCGCGGAGGGGTTCGAATCCCCTCCTGACTACGAGAGCAGCAGATCCGGAACGAGGGCGGATCGGGGATGGGTGAGAGCTCGACGGCGTTAGCCATAACCCGATCCAACGTCTAGATGCCGTAGTTGGCTCTCGGCCAGCGCCCGTAAAGCCCGGGGCACCCCACACCGGGGGCGTGAGTGAGCTCTGGTCCCCGGTGTGGGACATCGAATCAGGAACAGACACCGAATCAGGAGAACTGAGATGACCGACACCACCGACCCGTTCGAGGACCCGACCCCCCGCGTCTCGGCCTTCGCATCCGCCGACTCCTTCCGGGGCCGCATCGTCCTCATCGAGCCGACCAAGGTCGAGCGGGACGTCCCCAAGTCCAGCGTGGACCCGACCGGCGCACGTGGTGACAAGATCACCGCGACCGTCACCGTCCTGGACGGCAAGGGCCCGGTCCAGGTCTACTCCCAGAAGGTCCCCACCGGCCGCTTCCTGGACGGCCCCATTCACCGTGGCGTCTGGTTTAACCAGGAGCAGGTTACCCAGGGACTCCAGCTGCCGGACGGCAAGACGCTGCGCAAGCGGGTCCTGGTCCGTCTGGACACCCTGAAGCCGGGCGGTGTCGCCGGTCCCGGCAACCCGTGGACCATCAACGCTGTGTCGGCCGAGGAGAAGTCGGCTGCGGCGCAGGAGCTGGCTCGGATCCAGCTGGCCGAGCAGGATGTGGACCCGTTCGCCCCGGCGGCCGACAAGGCGCCGTTCTAACCCCCTGAGACTCCCCCTGTGACCGTTTCCCCCCGACGGCGCGGTGCAGGGGTCGAGATGAGAAGCCCTTCCCGGATGGTGGCCCCCGGGGAGGGCTTCTCTGTGTAGTCGAAGCCCTAACGGATGTCCGATTTATCATCTCATGGCGGGTTGTGGATAACTACACAAAGTAATCTTCTGACAGGGGTTGACACGACCCTGGATAGGTTGTTTAATTGAGACATCAGCCAGGGAGACAGGGAGCCGGAAATGATCGAGATCGAGATCCGCGACTACACGAAGATCAGCCCCAAGGGCCGGGCGGCCGGACGGCGCTGCACCTACTACTCGGTGGAGGCCACCACGGTCACCGAGGCCAAGGCCAAGGCCACCAGGACCCACGAGCGGCGGATCGCGGACGGGGACCTGGTACCGGCCGCCAAGAGCCTGGGAGCCCAGCAAGCCTCCGGGACCTACCTGATCGACTACCGGATCCTCTGAGACCAGGGCCCCTGAGGGGGCCCTTTCTCATGCCCGCAGGTTGTTTAGTTGAGACACCTAACGAGTCGTCGATGAGATGATAAATCGGACATCGATATAGTCGTCACTCACGGTAGTTATCCACAACCACCTATGAGATGATAAAACGGACATCGATGTGAGCCCCGGTTACTTGGTGAGACCGGCCGAATCAGGGCTCCCCCGGAACCGCGCGGCCAGCCCCACCAGGAGCGCCAGGACGGCCGCAGAGCCGCTCACAGTCAGCGCCCGGACCCACCCGAAGGTGAGGACGTCGAAGGGCGTGGCAGCGGCCGCCAGGGACGCCAGGGTGATGACGAACACGCCGATGACTCTCTCGGCCAGATCCTTCAGGTACGTGCTCATGGTTCCTCCTATGACTGGGTCATCTTCAGGATGGTGATCGTGCGGTCCCCGATCGCGTACCCCGCCGTGTTCGGCGTGGTGTCCGCGCGGAACTCCACACTGAATGCGTCCGTCGTGCCGTTCATGAAGCAGCCCACGGCCAGCTGGAGCACGCGCACGTTGCGGTCGAACGAGTCGACCGGCACGTTGTGACTCGTACCCCCCAGCCGGGGAGCTGGCACCAGGGACGTCGGGTTGGTGAAGTCGCCCCGGCGGATCTGCAACGCCATGTAGTTGACCGTGGCGCCCGCGATCGTGAACACCGGCACATAGACGGTCGCCACGGCGAAGTAGAACCCGGGGTCGTCCGGGAAGATCAGCCTCTGGCCCGCGTCCGGCGACGTCATGATCACGTTCGCCGTGTTGAAGTCCGTCACGTTGAACGGGATACGGTCGTCGTACGGGGCTGCGGGCGCGTTCACGTTCGCGCGCGCGGTCGACTCCGAGACGAAGGGCGTCGTGCCCCTGAAGCGCGCCACAGGGCGCCCTGTGAGCCCGTCCTGGAGCGCGCACACGTCCGCGTCGATGGCTTCGGCCAGACGCTGGAGATCGCCCGGCACGTCCGTCGGGTCGGTCGGGAACGGGTACGGGTAGAACCGGTTCGGTGTGGTCCCGGGCATCAGTCAGCCACCTTCGTTGCGGAGAAGGACCGGGCCGAGATGTTCAGGGCCGCGCCCGACTCCTGCCGGACCTCCACCCGGATGAAGTCGCCCACCGTGTTCACCTTGTAGAGCGCAGTCGTCGTCATCTCGGTGTCCATGTTCTGCGCCCCGCGCCTGCTGTCGTGCGCCAGGTTGCCGAACAGGTTCGCCACCAGAATCAGGCTGCGGCCGTTGACCGTGGCGTTGCCGTTCGAGGAGAAGTTCACCTCGGCGGTCACCAGGTAGATACCGGTCTCGGTGAACGTCAGCCGGTCGTTGTTCACGCCCAGGTTCGCCATGGCCGCGTTGTCGTACTCCTCCGTCGCGAACGTCGCGAACACGTTCGTGTTCTGCGCGATCGCCTGGTTGGCGCTCGCGGACACGCGCGCGGAGGGACGGTTCAGGGCGGCCGTCCGGCGGGCCACGAGCGTGGCCACGTCGGTGTCGACGTCCTGGGCGAAGTCCTGGATCTGGGCGGGCGGGTTGGCCGGGTCGCCGTAGGTCGGGTACGTGTACCCGCGCGGGGTGTTGGCTGGCATCTCAGTTCCTCCGGGCGATGACGGAATCCCAGACCAGGGCCTGACCGGCCGCCAGGGTGGAGCGCAGGGCCACGCGCATGAAGAACGTGGCGGCCGGGACGGTCACGCTCCCGGCCAGCACCTGGAACGGCGGGTACTGCGGGACGTTCAGCCGGTCGGCCACGTTGATGCTGGCGGCCGACACCGTCGGGAACAGGTCCGTGGAGTTGGCGAACCACATGGCGTCGATGCGGGCCCGGCCGGTCTGCGCGCCACCCGCGTAGTCCCCGCCGACGAACGCGCTGATGGACCAGGACTCGCCCGTGTTCACCGGGATCGGGTCCGAGTACAGGTAGTGGTCGGAGGCCTGCGCGGTGTACACGCGCGCGGCAAAGTCGCCCTCGGGCGGGTTGTCGATGTCCACCACGGTCGCGGTCGACGAACCGCTGATGTCGTACGAGATCCAGTGGGCGGGCTGTCCGCCCGGCTCAGAGCCTTCGAAACTGCCGTTGGCCACAGAGTTCGACCCGGCGCCCACGATGCGTCCTACGGCCACCCAGGTGGCGTCCTGGCGCACGAGATGGACGACCGTCCCGGCGGCCGGAGGGGACACGGCGGTCGACGTGAACGGCAGGTCGAACGCCACCTCCATGGTCGTTCCGCCGACGTCCACGAACATGCTGTTGGGTGTGGCCAGCACAACCACCCCGATACGCGACTCGGTCAGCGCGCCGGGGAACTGGCCCGCGACACCGATCGGGCTAGACATTGACCAGGATCTGCAAGACCCACATCCGGTGGTTGTACGTGGCCACGGTGGCCGGGTTGCCTGTGTGGGCGGTGCGCGTGTTGAGGAAGTCCCCGGCGCGGAAGAAGCCTACGTCCACCCAGTTCACGTCCTCGCTGGTACGGCCCGTGATCACGTGGCCAGGACCCTGGCGGGACGACCACGGGTCGCCGTTCAGCAGGGGGTCGACGCGCATGTTGGTCACGGTCGGCGAGAAGCCGGACAGGCGGACGCTGCCCCCGAGCATGTACCAGCCGTCCTCCTGGATGCGGAACCCGTCCCCGTCCAGGTCGGCCATGCCCCCGGTGTCGAACTCCAGGGAGGCGTAGAACTGGTTGACCTCTGTCCCGGCCGTGTTCGACGCGCCGGTCATGGCGCAGGCCGGGGGCGCGGTCAGGGTGTCCGTCAGCTGGTCGGCATACGCCTGCACGGCCGCGTCCGTGGCTTCCGCCAGGTCCCGGAACTGCTCGATGTCCGAGGCGTCTTTGACCAGCGGCGGGTCACACTGCGGGTACGGGAGCCCGAGGCATTCGGTCGTGTCCATGTCGTCCCTCCTAGTCCAGTGTCGCTTGCGCGCGTACGAACCCGCGAGTGCCCAGGGACATGGTGCCCGGACCCAGGGGATAAGAGATCGTGTCGATCACCTGGATCTCTGACACGTCGCGCGACGTGAGGCGGACTGTGTCGCCCGGCTCCATCGTGTAGTCCGGCACCACCTGGGCGCTCCACTGGGTGGCCAGGGCCGTCGACGCGTTCAGCTGGCCGCGCGCGTAGATCGTGGCCTCACCCACCGTCAACGGGGTCTGCACCTTAATGATCTGCGTGACGTTCCCGAAGGGGCCGTCCCAACGGGTAGGGCTGGTGGGGCTGGAGTCCTGCGCCGTCACCCGGAACGGGGTGCCCCCGTCGAACCGCTCCACCACCACGGTCACGCTGTTGGCCGCGTCGTTGCGGGTGATCGACGGGGAGCCCGAGATGAGCAGGCCCCGGGGCCCGTCGGCGAACGTCTGCACCGGAGTGCCCACGTCGTAGGCGTAGGAGCGCACCACGAAGGTGCCGTCCCCGAGCGTGTACCAGCGGCCCCCGAGCGTCTCGGACAGGTCGTCCAGGGCCTTGCCCCGGTCGGTGTCCCAGACCAGCTCGGGCGTGATCGCCTCCGCGTCCACATCGGACGGTCCCAGGACGGTGCCCGGCAGGACCTCGGCGATCAGCCGCTGGATCTGTGACAGAACCGTGATCCGGAACTCCGACACCCGGGGCTGGCGGAACTCGTACGCCACCACGTCCGCCGCGAGGTCCTCGACCTGCGCCGTGACAGACCCGTCATCGTTCCGGGTTACCGTGCCGACACGCCCCGTGATGATCGGGAACAGCTCCTCGGAACCGTCGCCGTACTGGATGCCCGCCCGGATCTGCGCCACCGTCTGGTACGGGGTGAGCACGGACGTGGCCGACGTCGGCCAGAACTCCCCGCCCAGGGTGAAGCTGGCCGTCCTGGTCACCCGGTGCGTCAGGTTCGCCGTGACGGACCCCCCGTACACGGGCACGTCGCGCGCGAGCACGGGCCCGCCCGGACCCGCGTACAGATCCACGCGGAACGCCCCCTGCTGGTTCGGGGCATGGATCGCGTCCTTGTAGACGGTGCTGGATGCGAGCATTAGCCGACCGCAGCCCAGATGGCGTTGCCGGTCAGCGTGCGCGACGCCATGGTGATGGACGCGGGCAGCGTCGTCTGCGCTGCGGGCCCCGTGGTCCAGGCCCCGTCGGTCGCGGTCAGGTTGATGTTCACGATCGTGGGCGTGAGCGCGGACCCGCGCGCGAAGGCGGGCGTCGTGCCCGCGTTCGACAGGATTGCCACGTAGTAGGCACCGGGGGTGGTGATGACGACCGGCGCCGTGAGCGCCATGTTCTTGCCGCCGATCGTCCCCCAGTTGGCCGTCTGGTCGGCCGTCTGTCCGAGCCGGTTGCCGCCCGCGTCGTAGAGCCCCGCGAAGTTCTGACCGGCCACCAGGGCCGCACCTACGGTACCGATGCCGACCGCCACGGTGGAGACCGTGACGGGCTGGCGGATCCACACCTTGACCATGTTGACCGTGCCCGAGGTGAGGGCTGTGGCGACCATGTTGGGGCCGGGGCTGAAGTTCCAGGTGATCAGGCCCTGGTCGGCAGCCTTCGACTCCTGGACTCGGTCCAGGTTGGCGAGAGCCGTGTTGAGCGGCGTACCCCATGCCAGGGAGCCGATCGGGATCGCAGGGAAGTACGGGGTGTATGCCATGGTCCTATCCTCCGTCGCCGTAAGGGCCGTCGCCGTACATGCCCTCGCCGTATCCGTCTGTACCAGGGGGCTGGGTAGCCTCGCCCGATGCGACCTGGCCCCAGGTGTATCCGGACGCGATCAGGTCCGCGTAGGTCGGGAACGCCTCGGCCAGCTCGCACCAGTTCGCCTCGGCCGTGCCCTGCTTCGGTCCCAGGGGCGCGTCCACGATCGTGAACGGCGCCACCCACAGCCGGTAGGGGTAGCGCTGGTCGCGTACGCCCGAGAGGTACTCCTCGGTGACGTCCCCGGGCTGCACGATGATGTCCGGCAGCCCGTACACGAGCGGGGTCTGGATCTGGATGGGCCCGCCCCACGCAAACAGGGCCTCCACCGCATCCTTCGCGGCCAGCGTCTTGGACAGGATGCGCAGCTCCCCGTCCAGCCGCTTGCGGCGCCCGTACAGGTCGGCCGGGACCCGCGAGTTGTACACGTCGAACAGGTTGGCGTCCGCCCGGTAGACCTTGTCCCCGAACCCGGCCCACACCAGCTCCGGCGCGTCCGGCCGACAGATGGCCGCGAGGGCAAGGTGCGGGGTCGCGCAGAACATCAGCTCCAGGTTTGCCCACGGGCGCAGGGGGTCCTTGATCAGGACCGTGCCCGTGGATACCTCGACGTAGGGGCCCTGGATGATCGTGAACCCGCCCGGGTCGCCCGTCCAGCGGTACCAGACGTTGGTGTCCAGGGGCGCTGTGGAGTCGTAGAAGACACCGACCTCGGCCAGCAGGTCCGCGCTTCCGATCAGGGTCCACGGGCCCGTGGCCGACAGGCCCCGCTCGATGGTGGCCGTGGTCTGGGTGCCGGGCGCTGCGGTGAAGTCGGCGGTCAGGTAGACGATGCCGTCGCTCATCGGCGCACTCCTGTGATCGCGAGTCGGTCGCGCGCCATGTTGGACCGCGCGATGCGGGCATCGAAGTGCCCGTCGAGCCGTTCGTTGCCGATGAACACCTGGACGGTCGGCTGGACCTCGGACGGCTGAGGCAGCCTCAGCGACTGACCGCCCGGCAGGGCGAACGAGGGCGCCAGGGCCGCGATCCCCTGGAGCTCGGACCGCAGGTCCGGAACCCCGGCTTCAACGCCCAGTCGGAAACCCTCAATCGTGTTCTCGCCGACCTCCATCATGAGGCGGGACGGGGACTGGATGCCGAGGAAGTCTTTGGCCGCGTTCACTGCGGACTGCGCCATCTCCGCAGCCGCCTGAGCAGCCGACCGGATCTGCCCCTCGATGCCGTTGACGAACCCCATCACAAAGTCGGCACCGGCCTGGACCAGGGTCTGACTGGTGTCCCCGAGGCTGGCCGCGATCCGGCTGGGCAGCGAGGCGAAGTCGCGCAGCACGCCTTGGATACCCCGGCTGATCGACTCACCCATGTCGGACGCCATTTGCAGGAACCGCTGTGCGACTTCCTGGCCCAGCCGCTGAAGGGTCTGGACCACGGAGTCAGCGAAGCCTGCAACAGCCTCGGCCGTCTTTGCAGCCACCCGCTTGACGAGTTCCTTCACGCCCTCCCAGGCTGCGGAGAAGTCGCCCTTGAGGAAGTCGACCAGGATTTGCAGGATGGGTACAAGGATTCCCGAGATCACGTCGGCCGTGAATTGCAGGCCCTGGACCGCGAATTTGATGAGGAAGTCGATGACCGGCTGGAGGATCGGCATGAGTTCGTCCTGGATTTCGCTGACCAGGGTGAGGAGCTGCGCGATCACGGGGGCGAGTGCTACCAGGACCTGCCCGAACGCCTCGGCCAGTACGGCGATGACGGGCGCCAGCTGGGTGATGATCTTGGTCAGGATTGGGAAAATCTTCGTCGCCAGGTCGATGAACGGCGGAAGAATGGCGGGCAGTACCTCGGTCGCCAGGGTGGTGAACAGCGGAACGAGGGCGGACTCCAGTACCGACGCCAGCTGTTCGATGAACGGGACCATGGCGTTGATGATCTGACCCAGTGCTTCGAACAGCGGGGTGAGGACCGGCAGGATTGCGGCGATCAGGCTGGACGCCAGCTTGATAAGCGGAGTCACGGCAATGACCAGCTGGCCGAATGCGTGACCGACCGACACCAGGACGGGTGCCAGGGCGGTCATGATCCGGCTCAACCCGTCACCCAGGGCGCGGACCAGGATCTGCACCGGGGCCGCCAGCGCCTGGAAGATCGGGCCGAGGGCCTGAAGCGCTTGCGAGATCAACGGCAGTACCGTGTCCGCCACGACCCCGGCCGTCTGCACGAGCGCCTTGAGCGCCTGCTGGAAGCCGTTGGACGCGGTCACGTTCTCGAACGCCTGGGTCACCTTCTCCATGACGGAGAAGAGACCCTCGCCGTCGGACGACACCGTCTTGAGGATGTTGCCGATGCCGTGGAACACGTTGCCCGCGATGCGCCCGAGCTGAGAGATCGCGCTGACCGCATTGTCGATGGCCTTTTCCAGCGCCCCCGACTCGAAGGCTTTGGTCAGCCGGTCGCTGATCCTGGTCCCGGCCGCAGCAGCAGCCTTCGTGATCCGGTCGAATGCCGGGGCTGCTGCTGCGCCCAGCTGACCCAGGGCGGTGGTCACCTGCCCCGGGGTCTGCCGCAGGTTCCCGAGGCCCTTGACGGCACCATCCAGGGCCCGGCCGAGGATGCCGTCCTGGGCAAGCTTCACGGCCGCATCGGCCACGCCCAGGGCCATCAGGTTGAGTTCCTTGGACGTGTTCCGCAGGGCGTTGCCGACGACCGGGAGCACGGTCGACCCGAGGTTCTTCAGGGCGTTGTCGAACCCCGCGAAGAAGTTCTGCTGGACGTCCTTCTGGATCGCTGACAGATCCTTGCGCATGGACTGGAGCTGGAGCACGAACGCGCGCGCGTTCGGAGCCAGGTTCTCCATGGCCTTGGCAAGGTCCTCGGGGCTGGTCTCAGGGTCGAAGGCTGCCGAGACAGCGTCCTCCACGCCGACCATGGCCAGCTTGACGGTGTTGGTCGCCAGCTGCACGGCGATCAGGCCGGACACAGCCACGGCGGAGGCGGGCGCGATCGACTCCACAGCGGTGGCCACACCGGCCAGCAGGGGGACGCTGGAGCCGACCGCCAGACCGAATGCACCGATGCCTGCGGTGGCCTTCCCGAGGCTGGGGAGGAGGTTGAGGAGCCCGCGCCCGAGGCCCGCGAGCGCGCGGGCGCCCCGGCCGTCGCGGTCCACGTCGACTTCCAGGTCGATCTCGGGGGCCGACGCCTCAAGCTCCGCGACCAGGGCCGCGATCTCAGCGTCGAGTTCGGCGATGTCAGCGTCGAGTTCCGCGTCGAGCTGGATGTCGTTGGCGCGCAGTTCGGCCGCGCGGATGACGTCGTCCAGGTCGTCTTGGAGCTCGGTGAGCGCCGCCAGCTGGTCCAGCCGGGCGTTCAACTCGACTGGGTCGGCCGCCAGCTGGGCGTCCGCCACGATGGCGTCCAGGTCACGGATGAGTTCGGCAAGCGAATCGTCCGCGTCGAGCAGAGCCTGGAGTTCGACGGCATCAGCGTCTGCCTCGGCCGTGCGGACGATCTGTTCCAGGTCCCGTTCGAGCTGTGGGAGCGCATTCGCTGTGGAGATGATCAGATCGACTTCAGCCTGTGACGCCACGCCGTTCCCTCCTTACCTCTTGCCGGTCATCTGCGACACCGCAGCCATGGCTGCCGCCGGGTCCAACCCCCCGCCATCATCCCACTCATCCTCATGATCAGCCGGGGGGATGGACAGGGAGAAATCGAACCGGATCCGCCCTTTCTCGTCCTGTCCCTTGACGCACAGCGCGTATACGGCTGCGCACCATTCGCCGACCGACCGTTGCCACGGGTCCACGTTGGCCAGCACGAGTCTGCCGAGAACTTCCGGCTGGACGGACGTGGACAGCAGGCGCCCGGCCTCCCACCACTTGCGCCCGGCCGCCTCGCCCAGGATCCGCAGGGACTCCGTGCGCAGCTCGTTGACCGCGTGCGGGTGCTCGATCAGCAGGTCCGCGATGCGGTCCCGGTCGTCCGGTCCGGCGAGCACGGCGGCAAGGAGGCTGAGGCGCTCCAGCCCCTTCGCCCAGACGGCTGCGGGCTGGTAGGGGATGGAGATCCTGGTCCCCGCCACGGTGACGGTTACCGGCTCGCGGAGGATCGGCGCAAAGTCACTCGGCATCTGCGGGCGCAGGCTGGTCCGCCTTCTGGCGCTCCACGAGTTTCTTGAACAGCTTGCCCGAGATGTCCTCGACAGAGACCTCGCCGCTGATCAGCCGGTCCGTGATCGCATCCCACTGTTCGGCCCCGGCAGACCCGGACAGCACCTTCATGATCACCTTGAGTGACTTGAGGGGGCTGGCACTCATGTTGATGACCGTGACGACGCGCGTGACGTCGTCTTCCTGGAGTGGCGCGAACCGGTAGGCCGTGCCCTTGATCTGGATCGTGTAGTACTTGTCGTCGCCCATGGTCACGAGTCTACGAGGCGGTATGCCGGAACGAGTATCCGCGCGCGGACGCGACCTCACGCAAGGCCCGGTCCAGGAACGGGTTCGGCTTGGTGCCCGGGTGGTGGACGACCCTGGCGAACACAATCCGGCCGCCGACCCTGAAGCGGAGTGCCTGCGCCCGGCGCGGCCGGATGATGTGCGGCCGGGTGCCGTCGTTGACCATAGCCGCGTACTCGACGTCGGACCCGACGGTGTACACCGAGCGGAAAGCAAAGTCCCGCCGGGCCTCAATCCTGATCGACGCGCGCAGACGTCCCGTATCCACCGGAGCCAAAACTTTCGCCCGGTTCATCACCTGCCGGGCCGCTGTCTCCAGCTCGCTCCGGCGCGCCCCCCGCAGCTGACGGTTCAGCTGCGCCCGGTCCAGCCGGATCCGTGCCACCTGTCACCACCTCCACCAGCCCCATGGCGAGCCACGCGCGCACGAGTTCGCTGAGCTTCACGTCCGCTTCATCACCCTTGCGCAGGCCGTTGAACGACGTACGCACCCGCACGCGCGCACCCTCGGACGCGCGTGCGGGAGTCTTCTTCGCAGCCATGATCGCTCCTAACAGCAGACAGTCATACGGACGCTGACCTGCATGGTGCCACCGATACAGTTGCCGTCCACGCCGAAGGGCAGGTACTCGCCGACCGCTACCTCCTCGGCCGTGGTCTCATCCAGGTCCCCGAACGCGCAGCAGATGGCTGCCTCCATGGCGCCCTGGTCCGCGTCCAGCTGCATGGCCACGGCCGCCCACTGTTCCTCGGTCGGCACCGTGCTGATGTCCGAGGACGGGGCGCACCGGGCCACGCCCAGCTCCAGGTTCAGCGTGCGCTCCTGCTGGAAGCAGGCCACGTTGTCCAGCTCGCCCAGTGAGCGCACCCCCGAGATGGACTGGATGCGGACCCAGCCGAGGCCCGAGCAGCATTCGTCGGTCTTGGTGCTCAGAAGTGGGGTGACCTCGGATCCGGCACGCAGCATGATCGAACTGGCCGGGGGCGGGTTCGGGCCCGCGAGGAGAGCCGTTTCCAGGCAGTCCAACAGCTCCTGGGCAAGGACGATGGCCTGTGTCATGTCATGTACCTCTGCGCCGGGACGTCGGCCGACAGGACGCGCGACCGCATGGCTTTGCGCGCCGGGTTCACGGCCCTGATCCACAGGTCCACGTTCGCGATGCCCGTCAGACCCGATTCGAGCAGCGTGTTCGGGTCCATCACCTGAACCTCGATGCCGTTACGGGTCATCGACGCCAGCTGCTGAGGCAGCGCGCAGTCCTGGCCCTGGCAGGCCTTGGCGAACTCACCGGCCAGCTCCCCGGCCGCCAACTGACCCGAGCGGGGGACCACGCGCCCGCGCTGGTAGGTGACCGAGAACGCGCCCGGTTCGTCGATGTCCGCAGCCATGTCCTGGCAGTCCGGCCAGCATTCACCGTCGATACGGACCAGGACCGGGATGCCGCGCAGCGAGTCAAGCCGGTACGCAGAGGGGTCCAGGACGATGCCGTCCACCCTCACTTCATCGATCACCGAGACCGGCCCCGGGATGGCGATCTCACACGGCGCGGAGCAGGAGCAGCCGCCGGTGCAGCCGCAGTTGCGCCACACTCCGGCGTCGATCCAGGGGATCATCCACGGGCCTGTTGCCCCGGTGAACCCGCCCGAGTTGACGGGGAACGCCATGTAGCCGTCCGGCCCCATGCACCTGGGACCGCACGGGCGCAGCGTCACGGAACAGGCCCCATATTGTCGGCCTGTTAGCGCCCAGAGGATCTGCACGGCCCACTCGGAGGCGGCCGTCTGCACGTTCGGCGGGACCGATGCCCAGTCGGCCACGCACAGCGTGTCCACAGTCCAGTTGCACGGCGTGCTGCTGTCCTGGGGGTCGACCGACCCTGGGATCACTACGTCGATGACCGGCATGGAACCTCCTTACGGTCGTGAGAACTTGCCCGGGGCCGGGATGAACGTGGCCTGCGCCTGATCCGTCAGGTCGGTTGCCGTCCGGATCACACAGATCCAGCCTACAAGCGCGCTCACGAAGACCGGGTTCGTGACGTACTCCTCGGTGTTGATGTTCAGCGCGGCCGCCGACAGGCTCGGGTACACGCGCTGCCCGTACTGCGCCACCAGCTGGTCAGGGGCGTTGTCCTGGGCGAACACGAACACGCGCTGCACGGTGGCCACCAGGGGGCCGCCCGGGACCGGGGTGACGACCCCGCCGACGTCGTAGTTGGCCGGGTCGATGACTGTGACCGGCGCCCCGAACACGGTCGTGGCCGAGGTGGCTACCCGGAACTGCGCCGGGGACTGCGCTGCGATCGGGGCGATGTTCGGGTTGCCGGGGACCAAGGTGTGGTTGAAGCCCCGGGAGAACATGGTCCCGGCCGACAGGTTGAAGCTGAGGTTGGGCCCGTTCGGCGAGAAGCGGGCGCCCTCCAGGATAAACGGGCCGAGGGAGTCGGTCAGGTCGGCCAGCTGGTTCGCGGGCTGCGCCATGAGCAGGGGTACGGCCTTGGTGAAGACGACGACCCCGCCGAACACGATGGAGAACCCGAGCGTGATGTTCGCCCTGCGCTGCTGGGGCGTGGGGTCGTCGAGGAGCTCCAGGAAGTTCCCGGCCGCATCGACCTGCCACCACGTGAGCGTGCGCGCGAGCGCGGCCGGGGACAGGGGTACGAGCTGCGCGGGCACGTGCACGCGCGTGAGCGTGGGCCGGAAGCTGTCCGTGGCGTAGTCCACCACGTAGCCCACGGTCTCTTGCACGCCGATCGACGTTCCGGCCGCCGTGAAGTTGCCGCCGGACATGATGCCCGTCGACAAGGCGACGGAGGCACCGTCCCAGGAGTCCAGGGCGACGGGGTTGCCGACGCTGACTCGGAACGAGCGCGCGTCGATGTAGATCCAGTACTCACCCTCCTCCGCCCAGAAGTCCAGGAACCCGGACCCGTCGGTGTTCAGCGGGTTGGTGAGCGGGATCGTCCCGGCCTGGTCCGCCCACAGCGTGGCCAGCCCGTTGGAGCCGAAGGGGAAGACCCTGGCTGACACGTTGGTGGCCAAGGCCCCGTTGGGGTACCAGTACAGGTCCCGGTAATGCGCCAGGGCCACGGCCCCTCCTCAGGTGAGCTGGACAGTCAGGCACGGCCCCTGGTCGGTGCCGTCCGGGGTGCCGAAGGTACCGGGCAGCGCGCCACCCACCCCGTCGACGTAGTAGGTGTTCGTGTTGGATGAGATGGTGGCGGCCGCGTCCGAGACGATCGGCTCCCACGACGACCGGGACGACACGCTGAGCGTGAGGCCCGCGCTCTGTCGTCCGATCACCAGGTAGTGGAGCACGGGACGCACGGCCGTGGACAGGCCGCTGATCGTGCGCAGGCCCGTGACCCCGGCCGTGACCGTGCCGTAATCGGCCAGCAGTGTCGTGGGCAGCGCCCCGTCCGACTCGTAGATGCCCATGCGCATCAGTCCGCCGACCAGGGCGAGCGTCACGTTGGCCGCGACGGCCGTGACCGTGCAGGTGCGCCCGGGCCAGAACGGCAGGGCGTACAGCCTGCCGTCCGGGATGTTGATGGATGCGGCGTTGCCGTAGGCGGGCAGGCCGTGCCACCGCGTGGACGCGATGACCGGCAGGTTGCCGACCGGCCCGACTGTGATGGGGATCCCGGCCGCTCCGTCCGACACCTGGACCTGGTCCGTATCGGACCTGTACCACATGTCTCCCGAGGCGACAGAGGCGGGGGTGGCCGTCGTGTTGAACAGGCGCGCGGCCACCTTGAGCAGGACGGACATCAGGCAGGCACCGGGACCACGAGAAGACGGTACTGCGCGGCGGTGGGGGCGACTCCGAAGATCAGCTGGACGTCGTCCTCGGCCACGCGGTTGATCGTGGGGTGGACGGTGGCGCCGGTCGCGATCTCGTAGACCTGGACCAGGACATCGAAGGTGGAGAAGTTGTGGCTGACGGTGAAGCTGGTGGCCACGCCGTTGCCGATGTCCGACGCGAACCCCTGCGGGGCCGACGCGGTCAGCTGGTTGACGTTCACCGCGTCGGTTCCGGCTACGCCCGGAGCCAGCTCGGTGATCTTCAGGCTGTTCATGTCGATCTGCTGGACGAACTGCACGCCGCTCATGGTCTACCTCCGCAGCAGGGCGGTGCCCGAGACCGGGCTACCGAATGTGATCACGGTCTGTTCCGTGGTCGGGTGCGTGACGTCTGCCTCTGCTGACTGACCTGCCACCAGGATGCTGACGTTCGGCTCTACCCCGAAGTGATGGTTCACCGTCCAGGTGGCGGCCGCCACCGGCTGCGCATGAACAAAGGTCCCCGGCCATGCATCGTCTGTCTCGGCGGGGTGGACGACGATGTGGACGACTGCGCCCGCCACGTCCACGGCGTACGCTCCCGGGGCCGCGTAGAAGTCGATCAGGCCGTCCGCCCCGGTGAGTACCGGGTTGGGGAGCGGGATCGTCCCCGCCTTGTCGGCGAACGTGGGCACGAGACTGTTCCCGCCCAGGAGCGCTAGCGGGAACAGGGTGTTGGCTGCTGGGTTACCGTCCGGATAGGTCAGAAACTGATGGTAGTGAATGAGCGGCATGGTGACCCCCGAAGGGTGATCACTTTCCGGAAGCCCGGAAAGTGATCACCCGGTACCTGTTACGGAATGACGAGCGCGACCGCGCCACAGGCCGGGGTCGGGAGCGGCGCAGCCGTGACCTCGAAGTGCACGAAATCGTCGTCGTCGATCGGCGAGAGAAGCGGCTCCAGCGTGGCCGGGACCGTCGCGTCACGGCGGACCATGTACGGGCCCACGCCCCACTGGGACTCGTTCACGGCACGCGCGGTGAACGTGAGGACCAGGGCGCCGTTCTGGTGGACCCACTCGCCCCACTGAGCGTCCTTGACCCACGGGTACAGCCAGTACCCGTAGTTCGTGAACCCGCCCGCCGTGCAGGCCTGTCCGGTGATGCCGGACCAGATCTCCAGGGCGAAGTTCGCGGTGCCGGTGAGGGCCGCGTTGATGCGGAAGCCGACCGTGTTCGGGGTGGGGGTCGCGTCGTCGACCACGAGCGGGTCACCCGTGATCAGGTTGATCATCTGGGGGTCGGTGACACAGACGATGATCGACAGGTCGATCCAGCGCAGGGCCGGGTCCGACCGGTCGTCGATGCAGATGTCACCGTTGGCGTCAGCCTGCGAGATTTCTTCGGCGTCCAGGTAGTTCGGGGTTGCCGTGACCGAGACGAACGACTTGCTCACCAGCGTGGACGCGGGGCCCTCAACCGGAGCGCCACATTCGTCCAGGAGCGTGAGCCGCATCATCTTGCCGCGCGACTGGGTTGCGCACACGGTAGCCATTACTCTTCACCCTCTTCCTTCTTCTTGGCCGGGCGCTTCCTGGGCGCGGGCGCAGGGCTGTACAGGTCCGCCAGGTACGGCGGGATGCGGAACTCGGAACCGTTCCCGTCGGTGCGCACGTGCGCGGGTGAGGACGCGAGCGCGAGCAGGTCCCGCGCCACCTTCTTCACCTCGCCCGGGTCCGGGATCACGGTGATCCAGTCGTCTTCCACTACGGCACCGCCGGGGCGGTGGCCACGGCCGGTGCGGCAACCGGAACCTGCACGGCGTAGACCTCGGGGCAGTCCCAGGTCAGGCCGAACACTTCCTCGGCCACCACGTCCCACTGGTTCAGGGACCGGTCCAGCGTCTGACGTGGGTCGGGCTGAGGCAGGATGCCCGAGCGCCACATATTCACAGCGCCGGTCATGAACGCCCAGACGAATCCGGCCGCCGGGGCGACCCCGGCCGGGCCGGTGATGCCGTACCCGGCACCGAATGACCACGTGGACCCGATCGGGGTGCGCAGGACACCGGCACCGCCCTGGCGGACGATCAGCTGCGAGTACGCGGCGGCCGCGTAGGCGCGCATGTTGATGTGGATGGTTCCGGTGTAGCCGTAGACCCCGTAGAACGCCTCCTCCAGGGCCGCGATGGCCGCGCCCGCGCCCGGGGCGGACGGGGTGACGATCACAGTGCCGGGGTGGCCGATCAGGTTCGGGTCGACGGGGACGACAGTGCCACCCCAGAAGCCCTCCTCCACCAACGTCTGCTGCGAGGTGACGAGCTGGTCCCGGACCGCGTTGCGCATTTCCTCGGCCGTGCGCCCGACCGATCCGCAGCGCTTGCGCGCGACGGTCCAGAACGGGTCGAAGGGCATGAGGTCCGAGCCCTCTACGAACGTCTTCTCGGGGCTGACGAGACAGGTCTGGTTGTACAGCTGGCCGTCACCGCAGTGATCGGCGAAGAACTGTCCGCCCGCCGCGATCAGGCGGGTGTCCATCGTCTGCACGCTCGCCACAGCCGTGAACAGCCCGTAGTGCAGGGGCGTGGTCGGCGGTGTCGGCACGAGCTGACGGTTAGTGATGATCTTTCCCATGGTCCCTCCCTTCTGTCTGAGGGCCCCCGCCCGTCACAGGGACGACGAACGGGCGGGGGCTGTACAGGGGGTGGGTTACGGCGCGTCCGTGCAGTCGATCACGTGGGCGCCGGTGGTGCCTCCGGTGCAGCCGGTCACGGTGTAGAGACGCTGACCGGGGCACGGGTAGATGGGCGCGAAGCCCTCTTCCGCGAACAGGTCGGTGTACTCGTTGACCGCGAGGCTGGCTGCGTCGTAGACGTTGGTCAGGGTGACGACGTCCTGGCGCGCCGCCACGACCGAGCCCGCCGGGTAGGCGAGGAAGGACACCGTGGACGGGAGGGACGTGTTGAACGGGGTCGCGGCGTCACCGCCGGGGAACGCGGCGTTGAGCGCACCGCCGGTGATGAGACCGTCCTGCCATCCGCGCACGAACTGGACGCGCACGCCACGGCACGAGAACAGGTTCGCGATGTAGGAGTCCGTGACGCACAGCAGACCGCCGGTGTCGCCGGAACGGCGCGAGAGGTCGGCACGGATCTGGGGGAGGATCCAGTGGGGGAGGACGACCTCGATGGTCGAGTCCCACGACAGCATGAACCGGTACAGCAGGTCCTCGCGCGCCTGCTCCACACCGCTGAGCAGGGCGGACGTGAAGGAGTCGGTGCCGTCCGCGTCCACGGCCGCGAGCGTGGTCGCCGCGCCCGCGCGGGCGAGGATGTCCGCGATGATCAGGCGGTTCATTTCCTGCTCGTGCGAGGCGAGCAGGCCCTGGCGCCAAGCCGAGACGACCTCGGGGTAACCGGCCGCCTGAAGGAAGCTCACCCGGATGCACAGCGCCATGACGTCGAGGCGCCGGTTCTCGAAGGTGGGGCAGGGGATCTCGGAGCAGGTCTTGACGGTGTCGGCGATGACCTGGGCTTCGGTGAGGAAGTTCGATCCGCCACCGGCCGCCACGGCGTTCGCGTAGATCGTCGGGAAGTCCGGCTCATCGGTGTAGTTGATGCCGCCTCGCGTCACGGTGACCGTGGGCAGGTCGAGAAGACCGACACCCGCCACCCAGTTCGTGCAGAGGCTGTAGTCGTTCTGCGAGGGCGCACACCAGCCCGCAGCAGCCGTCAGGGACGACGCTCCGGTGTCGATGGAGTGCTGCCACGCCTTGGCCAGGGAGCCGCCGTGCAGGCGCTTCTCGTCCCGCGCGCGGCGCAGGATGGCCATCGACTCCTCGGGGTTGTCGGTGTCGATGGTGAACTGGGCGCCACGGTCGCGCTTGTACTGCGCGATCGCCTGCCGTCCGGAGCCCCCACGGTGGCCGAAGCTGCGTGCGTTCTCGATGAGCGCCTTGGAGACCTCGGTGTCGGAGGTGAACTCCTCGCCGACTCCCTTGCCGATGAAGCCGCCCGCGTTGGCGCCGACGTGGGCGCTGATGCGGGTGACGGATCCGTCGCTCACGTTGCCCGCGACCGGGACGGGCGGCTGTGCGGCCATCTGAGCCACGCTCGGGACCGCGACGGCCTGGGAGACCGGGGCAGCCTCCACGGGCGCCACAGGGGCCGCCTGGGGCTCGGGAAGGACCGGCTGGGGGATCTGGGGGAGGTCACCGAGGCTGGCGAACACGTCGCGCTTGGCCTGGACGGCCTGGGCGCGCTCCACGCGGGCCGCCTGCTCGGCCTGGATGGCCGTGACGCGGTTCGCGCACTCGGTCAGCTCCTCAGCCTCGCCTGCTGCGAACTCGGCCTTGGCGGACAGCTCGCGGCCGCGCTCCCCGGCTCGGGCGAACTCGGCCGCGAGGGCCGCGTCGTCCAGGGTCGTGGGGTCGAAGGCCTGCGAGACCTCGGGGGTGGTGTCGTCTGCCATGGCGATTTCCTCTCGTGGGCAGAAACGGAATGGACACGTTTTCCACCACTCGCGAGGCTCTCAGCTCATCCACCAGCGGTACGACCAATGTACGCCACCGGTCAAGCGTCAGGGGTTGACACGTTGGACATCGTATGCTAGTGACCGTATGCTGATCACCATGAAGTCACTCGACAACGGGCCGACTCAGGTCCGCACCGTCCGCATCCCCGAACCGCTCTGGACCCGACTCACCGAATGGGCGCAGTCCAGTGGCGTCGGTGACTCCGAGGCACTGCGACTGCTCCTGGCAATGGGACTGGACTCGCCGACGCCCGTAGAGCGCCGGGCCCTGCTGCCCTGGATGAGCCCCGACCATGCGTACGTCCAGGTACCCCCGGGGTCCGACTGGTGGGATCTGGACGACGTCGTGGGGTGCCTCCCCGGCGCCCGGCGCTATACCGGCCCGAGGCACCGCCGATCGGATCGCTGGTGGGAGATTCCCCAGGAGGGGGCCGGTGACGTTGAGTCACTATTTGCTGGTCGCCCAGAGCGAGTAAAGCTGCACGTAGCGTAGTTAGACGGGTTAGACAGCTAAATCTATTAACGCCTCACGTGGGGTTGTCTCTCTAGCCGTTAATAGAAATAGCTGTCTAACCCGTCTAGATGTCGACTGACCTGCTATTTCTGCTTGGCCACCGCGCGCACCATCGGGGCGGTGCTCCCCTGCGCGTCACTCATAGCGACCGCCATACGGGCCTCACCCTTGGTCGCGAAGCGCCCTTTGGACCCGTCACGGAAGGTGGCTTCCCACTCCCAGTTCGCCTGCCGGGCCCGTGACCCGCAGCTACCGCACGCCATGATTCGTCCCTTCGTTCTGCGCCCAGGCCCACCGAGCCCGGGCAACTTCGCCGCGTGGCGGAGCCACATACGGCACGTATTCACCCTCCACGGGCACGATCCCCGAGGACGCGATCAGCGTGCGCTGCACACCCTTCTCGTGACCACCGAGGGCGAACGCGTTGGCACCGAACGCCACCCGCGCGCGCGGGACCGGGAAGCCAGGGGTATTCACCGAGCACACCGCGATCAGCTCCAGCGATCCGCCCACCCGGCGCCAGTCACCCGACACCGGGGACGTACGGAACACCTGCTTCACAGCCTCCGTCGCGTCCGGCAGGATCCAGCCCGCCACCCAGATGCCGTACTCATCCTCCCCGGCCACCACGCGCGCCACAGCAGCCCCGGGATCGTCGTAGTGCTGCGTTGCGGCCTGGAACGCCAGCTGCGGGTCCGCATGCCGGGGACCGGCCACCAGCGTCCCCACGGGCAGCACGTAGCCGTCCTGGGTGGCCTGCTCCGCCACGTGGAAGTAGGCGTAGCCGCTCTGGGACGCGGGCGCAGTCACGCAGCCGGGCAGGCCCACGTGGCACGTCTCCCATCCGGCGATGTGACCGAACACCCGGCCCGAGTCCGACACCGTGACCGGGGTCAGCCGGTCCAGGTCCGGTTGCCGGAACCAGTCCGATGGAGGCAGCTGCGGCGCAGCCGATGCGTAGAGCCAGTCCGGAGCAGGTTCGGCCACGTCGGCCATCGGCTCCACCGGCATCGGCTCCACCGGCATCGGATCCAGCGTCACCGAGACGTCGGCGAACGCGGGGATGGCCACCAGGGTCGCGCCCGCGATCCGCCACTTGGTGATGACGAGACGCTCCTGGTCGTCCATCTGGTACTCGATGTCGTCCAGGTCCACGGACGGCCCCAGAAGCCCCGCCTCAAGCTGTTCGATGACCGCGTACGGCGCAGAGTCGAGCATGGTCCCCGTCGCCGTGACCATGCCGTCACCGATGTGCAGGGACTCGATACGCGCGACCACGCGCGAGCCCCCGTGCCCGTCATCGGACAGCTCCTGCCACATCAGAGGCAGAGGCAGGTCCCGGGACGACCCGCCCACCGGCGCGATGATGCGCCCGTCGCCCGTGGGCACGCCCAGCCGCGCGAGGACCGCGCTCCAGGTACGGCTCACGGGGTCATCTCCGTCCGCGCCCAGAGGTACAGGAGCAGGTCCTGGTCCAGCTGGAGTTCGTTCTGCGTGACCATCGTCAGGATCTCTTCAGGGTCGGTCGGGATCGGGGGCCACCCGTGGATCAGGTGGTACGTCGCAAGGTCCATCACTGACTTCCTCTCGCGTTCTGACGGTCGGTCCAGTCGATCGTCTCACCCAGTACGTGGGGCAGCATCGTGCACCGGCAGTTGATCACCTCGTTGCCCGGCGCGCGCGGATCGCCCGGGAACAGGAGCTGCGCCCCGCCCACCTGGAACGGGGAGCGCAGCAGAGTGCGCTGCTGGTCGGCCGCCCGGTGCGTCGGCCGAGTCCTCGCATCCGCCGTGGAGATCCACACCTTGAACGGGGCCGGATCCCCGCGCTGCTCGGCCTCCATCTCGGCCGCCCGGAACACCCCGGCGTTCACCGCGCCGATCGTCTCGGTCCTGGCCACCGTCATGGCCCGGTTCCGCCACCTGTCCGTGCCCGACGCGGTGAGGATGACCTGGATGTCGTCGCGCACCCGGTCCAGGCTCCGGCCCTCGGTGATGCCCCGTTCCACCTCTGCCACGATCAGGGCGTAGACCTCGTCGGGCACGTTCTTCATGCGGTTCCCGGCCTGGTTCAGGTACGTGCTGACGAACGGGTCCGTACGCGGCGTACCGGCCGCCGTGACACGACGCCACGCGTCCGTCAGGACGTTGCCGACCTCGGGCACGATCTCGTTGTCGACCTGCGACGTCCAGAAGCCCTGCGAGTCGGAGACGCGCGCCGGGTCGACACGCCCCTCGCGCAGGACGGCCGGGCGCACCTTGTCCAGGAACCGGGTCATGCTGCGGTACCAGGAGTTCCCGATGCGCTCCTCACCCTCGCGGATGAACGACTGGGCGCGCAGCCGCTGGGGCAGGTCCGGGTCCTCGCCAGGGGGTGTGGTCACCGCTTGTACTCCTTGGGGAGCGCGGCCAGGACGGCACGCAGCTCCTCACGGTCGTGGGGCCGCTCGTTCATCAGGAGCCGGACGCAGTAGTCGCGAAGCTCCTCGCGCAGGGTGCGCGGCCAGTACCCGAACGCCTCGGCCACCGGGTCCGTGAACTGGAACGAGCCCTCCAGGATCTCGTGCGCAGCCTCCCCGTAGGGGATCACCGTGTGCAGCTCATGGCGCGGCGTGGTCTTGAACTGACCCCTGTTCTGGTTGGTGAGCAGCCGCCCGCCCGCCCGCGAGAGCGCGTCGTAGACGATCAGCTCGGCAGCAGCCACGAGTCCCTCGGGCACCGGCTCTTCGCCCTGCGTGCCGGGCAGCGCGTTGACCACCGGCGCCGGGGGCTCGGGAACCTCCAGCTCGCCTCCGGCGCCCACCTCCGCGTCGACACCGGCCGCCACAGGGGCGATCTCGATCCCCAGGTCCAGCGCCCCGGAGACACCCGGGTCGGCAAGCAGCGTGGGAGCTCCGAGCGTCACCTTCTCCAGGAAGCGACGCGTGCGCTCATCCGGCGACGGCATGGCGTCCAGGGGCACACCGGATTCGGTGAGCATGTACTCGTCTGAGATAAGGATCTTGTCGTACAGCGACTCCAGCGTCTCCCGGTCATCGGGCCGGGCCACGATCGCCGTGGTGTCCCACCCGAGCTCGGAACGCTCGGCGTCCTCGGGGCTGAACCCCATGGCGATCAGCGCGGGCCGGTACCAGAACTCGGTGATGGCGTCGCCGATGGCCTTGAGCAGGGGCTCGATGAAGATCTTGTAGGTGGATTCCTCCACCTGCCACGCGGACCAGTGGTTGGACTCGCCCTGCGTGCCCTCGGCCACATCCTTCGGCATGTCCAGCGTGGCTGCCAGACGGCGCAGGCCCGCGTCCCGCAGGTCCACCACGGAGGCGTCGAACTGGGTGCCGAGGTCGTAGTGGGCGAACGCGCCACCGCTCGCGATGTGCTCAGCGGGTGCCGTGAACGCGAGGGGCACCTGACTGCTGGCCTGCCCCGGATTCTGGAGCCCCGCCTCGGCCGCCGTGATGAGCGCGTCCGTGAACGCCTCACCCGACGTGTCGAAATCGCCCTTGGGGAAGTCCAGCTCCTCAGCGAGCGCCATCACGCCGTTCATGGCGATACGCGAGTCGAGGCGCGCCGCGATGTTCTGCGACGACTTCTCGATCTCACGGCAGATGGGGAGCGCGGGGCGCACGGCCGAGTCCGCCTTGGCCTGGTCGTCCCAGTGCGGACACCAGATGCGGATGAGCCGGTCCTGGGCGGTCAGGATGACGTGCTCACCCGTGAACGGGTCGGTGTACTCCCACGACTCGCCCTTGGCGCGCACCTTGGTCCCGGACAGCACCAGCCACTTGTCCGGCTTCCCGGGCTTGCCCGGCCGCACGATCAGCCACGCTTCGCCTACCACCTGCCAGCACAGTGCGATGAGCCGGAGCAGGCCCGCGCGCTGCGAGACCCCGCCGAGGGTCTGCGCGGCCACGGCCTGCTCCCTGGGGTCCGAGGACGGGCCGGTGGGCTTGCCGGTCTCGGCATCGAGTTCGGTCGCGTGGACATCCGCCTGGGAGACAGCGTTGGCGATCCAGATCAGGGGGCCGCGCAGCTCGCCGATGGCGTCGAAGAAGTAGCCCGCCTCCTTCTGCCACATCTCGGTCGTGGTGTGCTGACGGGAGCGGTTGATGCGTTGGACCCCGGGCCCGTTCATGGGCATGGCGGCCGCGACGATGGTGCGCCCTGGGTGCTTCTTGCCTGTAGCGATCTGGATCGCGTCCCGGATACCCATCACTCCCCGTCCTCTCGTGCGGCCAGCCATCCGGCCACGTAGCTGAGCGCGAGTGCCGTGAGCACCCACAGCCCCGGTGTCCCGCCCCAGGTGAGGACGGCGATCACTCCTGCGCCCGCGTACACGGATGCACACCAGTCGCACACGATCAGATAGGCGAGCAGGCCCTCGCTCGACAGGCGTCGCAGCGCCCATTGGCGGGGTGCCTGCGTGATGCGGTCCGTGGTGACGAGCCGTGTGGTGCGGGCGGTTGCCAGGGCTGCGATGAGCAGCGTGATCGCGTCCATATTGCTCCTATGATGCCCGTCGCTGCTGGGCACGGCGCCGTGCGGCGATGGCGGGGTGTTCGCCCCCTCCGATGCCCCGCCGGGCGTGGGGGTTGATGACCACGGATTCGGACCGGTCGTGCTTCTTCATCAGGTGCGCCACGGCGTGGACCATGGCGTCGAGCCGGTCGGGGCTCTCGGGATCCTCTTCAGGGATCCAGGTGGTGAGCTGATCCTCAAGCTCGGGGAACGAGCCGACGTGGCAGACGCGCGCCTGTTCGTAGCGCATGGCAACAGGCTGGGCGCGCAGCCGCTTGCCCTGGGAGGCGTTGACGCGGCGCAGGGGCGGGGGGCCGCCACCGGGGTTCCGGTGCTTCCACGCCATGCGCAGCACGGTCTCGATCCAGTCCTTGCCGCCGTTGTCCTCGACGACGACCAGGGACGCGCCCCAGGTCTCGTGGAGCGCCCACGCCCGGGCCGAGGCGCGCTCGGGGGACAGTTTCTCGGACCCGTCGTGCAGGATGTAGTTCTTGCCGTCGAGCCCGCGCCCTGCGACGACCAGGCCGGTCTCGTCGCCGACACCGGTTCCGGCGGGGTCCATGCCGACCACGATGTTGATGAGCTCGGGGGCTTCGGTGACGCGTGAGCCGTCGATGTGGCGCCGGGCGACCAGGGCGCCGGGGAGGTCGTCGAGGATCTCTGCGCTGAGTTCCTGGCGGCCGAGGGTGGTGCCCTCGTATTTGGAGACCACGGCGCGCTGGAAGGTGGCTGCGAGGTTGTGCAGGTTGTCGTAGGTGGTGCCCTTGGTGAGGGCGGTCATGGGGTCTTTGACGAGCTGCTTGATGAGGGGGAGTGGCCGGGGCGTGGTGGTGATGCAGATCTGGGGGTGGTCGCCGAGGCGCATGCCGAGCTGCGCCATGTCCCATGCCTCTTGGATGTAGCGCCATGCGGCCATTTCGTCGAACCAGCCGTAGTGGTGCTGGGGGCCTCGGAGGCGGTTGGGTTCGTCGGCGGAGTACAGGGTCTGGATGGCGCCGTTGGGATAGGTGAGCTGGCGCTTGGACGGGTTGTAGACGGGCCGGAAGGTGGCGGGGGCACAGGAGAGGATGCCTGATTCGCCCTGCACGAGGATGTCCCTGGTGTCGGCTGCGGTGGGGCCGATGAGCGCGCCGCGTTCCTGGGTCCGTGCCTTTTCGATGGCCCACTCAGCCCCGAGCCTGGTCTTGCCGAACCCGCGTCCGGCGAGCGCCATCCAGACGTCCCATTCCCAGTCGGGGGCGAGCTGGGAGGCGCGTGCGTGGCGGCCGGGGGCGCCCTTGTGGGGCTTGCCGTCGCAGCCGGGCCGGGCGCAGCGCCACGGGACCTTGCCCCCCTCCGCATCCTGGACGACCTGCTCCAGGACCTCTTCGAGGCGTGAGAGGGAGGCTGGGTCCATGCGCTCCAGTTCGGCCCGGGTGAAGCTCATGCCTCCTCCGGGATCCTGCTCTGGAGTTCCAGGGCGCGTTCGACGAGCGCCTCGATGTTGGCGATCTTCTCGGAGGACTTCTTGGTCTCGCCCATGGCGAGGCTGTTGGCCTCGATCTTGGTCATGGCGATGCAGGCTTGTGTCCAGCGGATGGTGGGGTCGTCGCGCCGGGCGATGAAGTCGTCGAGCCGGGAGTCGAGCAGGCCCCGGAGCTTGTCCATGAGGGCGAGGTTCTTGTCCCTGGTCTCGGCCAGTGCGTGGACCATGCCGTCTGTGTCGGCGGACATGACGTAGCCGTCGTAGGCGACGGAGCGCGCGACCCAGTCATGCGTGGCTGACCAGCGCTCCATCAGGGCGGTTGATTTGCCCAACACGATCCCGACGGACGCCAGACTGCGTTCGGTGCCCTGGTGGAGGTACTCCTTGAACGCAGTGTAGGCAACCGTCGACTCGCCGTTACGTCGTGTCCAGATCTGCTCGCTCATCCCGTACGCCCCTTACGTCACCTTTCGGCACAGGAAGTAGTCCTGCTTCTCGATCTCTACTATCGCGCCCGTGTAGCCGACCGGGCACGCTTCAGCAGGCTCGCCCTTGTCGCCTTGCGGACCAGCGGGCCCCTGAGCCCCCTGCGGGCCTGCCGGACCCTCCACGCCCTGAACTCCGGGCTCTCCTCGTTCCCCCTGCGGGCCCGGCGGCCCGGCCACGCCCTGCGGTCCGACAGGGCCCTGGCTGCCATTTGTGCCGTCAATGCCCGCAGGGCCGGAAGGTCCGACAGGTCCGGGGCCGCCGTCCGTACCGTCTTTGCCATCACGCCCGTCCCTCCCGTTCGTGCCCGAGTCGCCCTTGGGTCCCGCGACCGGGACACCGCCGAGGGACCGCACCTGCTGGGCGAGGGCGACCCGGTCACGTTCGGCGGTGTCCAGCCGGTCGGCAAGCCGTGAACCGTACGCGATCGCGTACGCGACGCCGACGGACAGTGCCACGAGCACGAGCCACCATCGGACGGTCTTCACGGCTGCTTCCCTATCAGGACGTACAGGATGATGCCCACGATGACAGGTGCGACCACGCCCGACCAGAGCCACCGGTTCACCGAGGCAAGCCGGGCCCGGTCGGCCGTGACCGCGTTCTCCAGATCGAGATGGTCTTTCGCCAGGGCCGCCAGCTTGAGATCCATGATCTCTTTGGTGACGTACATCGACTGCTCCGCGCGCATGCGCGTGACGTCTGCCTGGAGTGCCCGGATCATCTCGGCCAGCGTGGGCTCATCCATAACGCGTAACCCCGGTGGGGTCAGCTCTGAGGCCACGAGTGCAGGGAGAGCCACGCTTCCTCGACCGTCACGACGGTCGATGCGCGGGACACGATGCGGAACACGAGCCGGTTGGTGACGTGGCCGTGGACGGGAGCGGACTCGGGCGGGACGGGGTGGCCGAGGTCCCAGCCACGGATGGCGTGGCGGATCTCGCTCTCACCCATGAGGAGGCCGTTGCCGTCCTCCTCGGCCGCGTAGACCTCGACGAAATCGCCCTCGCCGAGGCCCGCGAGGCGCAGGTTCAGGATGCCGTCGTAGACGATGTTGGTGCCGACGGTCTTGCCTCCGTCGCCGTGGCCGTTGGCGTCGTCCGGGTACTCGGTCGTCCAGTAGATAGTCTGGGCGACACCGGGGACCAGGGAGAGATCCTCGGTGCGGCGGAGCAGGCTGCGGTTGGGCTTGGTCATGGGTGTCCCTGTCGTCGGGGGTACGGGCGCCGTGCCGGGGTTCCAGGACGGTGCGTGCGCGAGGCGCTCTTTGATCTTCGCACGGAGCATGGGCATGGCGTCCGCCATGGCGCCGGGACCCTTCGGGTCCGACTTCCAGTCCGACCATTCCTTGTGGCCGATGACTGACTTTTCGGTCCAGCCGTGGAACCGGCAGATGGCCGTGGCCCACCGGACGATCGCGTCGACCTGGGCGTCGGGCCACGGGTCCTTGCCGTCGCCGAGGTTGACGCACTCGGCCCCGTAGAAGTGGGCGTTGCCGTCGACGGCGCCCGCGCTGCCCTCGTGGTGGTGCGTGGCCGGGGGACGGTCGCCGTAGCGTTCGTCCTTGACGGCCGCGAACACGTCGGGGCTGCCTGCGCCCGCGTGGTTGCAGCGGCCGTTGCCGGTCATGTAGGCGGTGCCGGACTTGCCGATGACGGACTGGCACAGCGGCCCGGGGAGCTCGCTGTAGCCGTCGTAGCAGAGCTTGACGGAGGACATCTCTCCGGAGGAAACCGTGTGGTGGATGATCACGCCGTTGACGGGTCCCCAGGCGCCCTTGTGGTTGCGGTTGTGCATCCGCCAGGACTGGTACTCGTTGACCGTGACGCCTTCGGCGATCAGTGCGGCCACGAATTGGCTGGCGGTCATGGGTATGGCCATATCACGTCCCTGTGTCGTCGTCTGACCCAGGGTACGCCGAAGCCCCCTGACCTGGCAGACAGGGGGCTTCGGTTGTGCGGTCTACTTCTGCTTCGGGGTGGCCGGTACGGGCTTGGGCTTCGGCGGGTAGTGGCCCCCGCGTGAGGCGCTGTAGACGGTTGTGTACTTCGGGTCCGCCTTGGCGGGGTCCGGCTGCTTGAGTGTCATTTGTCGTACCCTTCCGGATCGCCGGTGACCTCACGGACGCTGGCGGGGCCGAACGTCCACTCGTGGAGGTCGTCCCGGTCGTCCAGGGCGCCCTCGATCCAGCCCTGGAGGTGGCTGGCGACTTCATCGACGTCGATGTAGTCGCCGTGGAAGGTGGCCTTGACGGTCAGGGTCACGTACTTCGTGGTGCGCTCGCTCATGATTCGGCCTCCTTGGTGATCTCTTCCGTCAGCCACGGCGAAGGCCGGGTGACCATCCAGCGGTTGGCGTGCGTCGTGTCACGCATCAGCGTGACCTGCGGTTCTTCCTCCGAGCCCCTCTCGGAGAGCGGTGGGGGAGCGGGGTTAGGTGCGTCCTGCACGGGCTTGTTGGGGCGGCATCCGGCCCACCAGACGGCCACCGCACCGAGTGCCCACACGAGGAGTACGAACGCGTCCCGGGAGTAGACGAACACTGCGATGCCGACCCCGGCGGCGGCCGTCACGAGGACGGCCGCCCCTTGCTGTTCGGGGGTCACAGCGTGCCCCCGGGGATCCACGCCCCGGCCATGTTGACGGCCGAGGCGAGCGGTACGGCGACCACGGCCGCCACCCCGGCCGAGAGACCGAGTGTGGCCCCCGATACGATGCCCCGCTTGTGGCTCCAGCCGAGTCCGTCCCCGGCCCGCTTCATCCTGATGACCGCAATGGTGAGGATGATCAGCGTCATGGCCAGCCCGCCGTTCGTGAGGGGCTGCGAGAGGCCCTGGGCGACCGCCTGACGCTCGCCCCCGACCCCGTAGATCAGGGCTGCGTCACCGAGCCATCCGGCACCCCAGACGAACCAGTCCGTGAGCCATCCGACAACGCCTCCGGTGCACATGGCCATCAGTGCGCCGACCGCCCACATGGCCGAGAAGGGGGCCAGGTCGGCCACGTGCTTGAGCGGGGCCTTCCGTAAGGCCCTGAAGCCGGGCCACCAGTCGGCGAGCTCCGCCGCGAGGCAGATCAGGCCGATGACAAGGGTGCCGTAGGTAATGCCTTCAGTGGCGTTCATCGCAGCACCCAGTCCATGAAGGCGGTCAGGGCGACCAGGGCCGCGAGGCCCCAGACCAGACCGAGCATGAAGTCTTTCACTGTGGCCTCTTTCCACGGGTGAGCAGGACGTGGTGGATATCGCGCCAGTCGGGGCGGCTGGTCCAGTCGCCGATGCACAGGTAGTCGAATCCGACCGCCACGCCGCGCAGGGTGTTGATGTCTTTCACGTACTTGACTTCGGGTCCGCGCGGATTCAGCGGCGGATTCTGCTCCCGGCACCACCAGTAGTAGCGCTGGTAGTTCTGGGCGACGATGAACTTCACTTCTCTTCCGATTCGAGCCACGCAAGCAGCCGGTCCGCACGGTCCTGTCCGATGCTGAGTTCGCGCCGCATGCCCCGGACGGACGGAACCGTGCCGGACATGGCGCACCCGGCCGCGTACTCCTTCGCGGGTGCGGCGTACTCCTTGTCGCGATCTTCGAGTACGACCGAGTGCACTGCCGTACCCGGGGTGTACTCGGGCGGGAGTGCGGGCACCGGGCGCAGGTACGGCACGGGTGCGTCCGCACTCGCCTCCCACTTGTCCGCGTACTCGTCTTCCTGTGCGGCGAGTACGGCCGTACCCGGGTACGTCTCGGGGTACTCGGCCGCCATCCAGTCGGCGGGTACGTGGTCGGGTGCGGCGTACTCCAGCTGACTCGCGCGGTGGGTGCAGGCGATCGGGCCTTCGCCCTTGTGCTGTCCGTCGCACCCGTCCAGGTGGTAGCCGGGCGCCCATGCGGGTACGGGTGCAAGGCTCTGACCTGCGACGGGTACGGGTGTACCCGCCTCGGGTGCGGAGTCGGGTACGGGTGCACTCACTGCACCCGCCTCCGTACCCCAGATGAGTTCCTGCCGGGTACGGGTGTACTTCAGCGAGTACACCCGCCACACGATCAGGGGTGCGACTGCACCCACGGCCGCGATGACCGGCCACCGGACGTCGAGTACGCCTCCGGCGATCAGGTGCGAGGTCACGTTGGCCGCGACCATCGCGAGTACGGCCACGAACACGTCCCGGCGCTGCTGGAGTGCGCGCACCACGTACAGGTCGAGTGCGCCGGGTACGGCGAGTGCGACGTACTCGTTGAAGTGCGCTGCGGTGGCCAGGGTGTACTCGGCGTGCGCGGTGGAGACGAGTGCGCACCCGAGTGCACCCCAGAGGATCCAGTCCTTGCGGGTACCCGCACTCACTGGAGGCCCCGGTGCGCATCGGCCTGGGTGAGCCGGGTGCACTCGCAGGTACGGCCGCCCGAGATCTGGCCGTGGCAAGCAGCACCGCCGTGGAGACCCCATCGGTGTCCGCACTCGCAGCCGACCAGCTGTCGGGGCGCCTGTACCTCACTGGGCTTCATACAGCGGGTGCCGGTGCGGTGCCAGTGCGCGCAGTCGGGGCACTGCTCGCCGATGGGGGCGCCGGTCCGGATGCACCCGCAGACGGGCTGCGCCCGGTGGAGCGCCCACAGGTACCCGCAGGCCTGACAGGGGTCGCTGAGGCGCACGCCGCGCTTGGCCAGCTCCCCGCACGGGCCGCCGCTCTCGGGACCGTCCATGGAGCCCCACAGCTTGTCGTCCCACGTGGGCTCGGGGTGGCCGACGTCGCGCGGCTCGGGATCGACGTCGATGTGTCCGGCGCCGGGGCGGGCCGCGAGGGGGAGGACCGCGCTCACGGCGTCCTCGGCCGCCTTGCGGACCATGCGCTCCAGGAGGCTGGTGTCGGGGGTGCCCGCGTAGGCGGGGTACAGCCATTCACCCAGGGCCGCGTGGAGCTTGGTGACCTCCTCACGGCTCAGCTGGACGCTCACGAGCGTGCGGGTGCGGTCGTTGTTCCGGGTGCTGTGGAAGACGAGCGCCGGGGTACCCCGTTCGGGGTTGTCGTGCACGTCCAGTTCGTCGCCGTCGTAGTCCGCGTAGGTGAAGATCGCCATCAGTCATCCTCCCCGGGCGCCCAGTGCGCCCAGTCCCTGGGCCCGGGGCCCGTCAGCATTCGGTAGTGGACCCTCATGAGTCCGGTGGTCTTGTCGGCCGCCCAGTGGGCCACGAGAGGGATTGCTGCGGCCCTCATGGCCAGGTCCTGGACGGCGGTGCGCTCGTAGGGCGGGATCACCGGGTTGGTGATCTTGCACTGGATGAAGAGCAGGTAGCCGGTTTCGTCGAACAGGTTGAACCGCCCCAGCTCTGCCACCGCCACAACGTCGACGGCGCCGCGCGAACCGGAGGAGCGCAGGCACGTGTACCCGTGCCCCTCCAGGTCGTGCATCACCTTGAGTTCGAAGTTGGCGCCCTGCCGGGTGGTGTTACGCGCCACGGCGCAGACCCCGGATCATCCGGATCGCGCGGTTCGTCCGGCGCACGTCCGGAGCACCGGTCAGGGCCCGCACATCGCGGTTAAACTTCCGGTCACGGATCTTGTCCATCCATACACCGGACGCCAGGACCACGAAACCGATCACAAGTCCGAGGCCACCTGCGAACCCCAGCTGTGCCCAGTTGACGTCCATGATTTCTCCTCTCTCGGGTGGTGCGGAGTGCCCCGGGCGGGAGTCGGACCCGCCCTGCGACCATCGGGGCTGTGGTGCTAGACGGGCATCGGCATGGGCTCTGCGGCCGTGTGCACGATGACGGTGAGCGGACGGTCCTCGCGCAGCGCGTTCCAGCACCGGATGTAGTACGCGAGCGCGAGCGGCGTGGTGAGGACCTTGCCGGTGACCTTGTCGCGCACGAGGCGGCTGCGCAGGGTCAGGACCGGGTGTCCCTCGGTGAGACCGGCGCCGGTGGCCAGCTGGGCGAAGAACTCGGCCGCCAAGTCTTCCTGGATGTTGTGGAAGAGGTGGTGGGCGAACCCGGTGACGGTGGCTCCGGCGGGCCGGTAACTGCTGTTGGTGCGGGCGCCGATCTCAGCTGAGCGGACGATGCTCGGGTAGGTCTGGAGGACCTCCCGGATCTCGGCCGTGGAGGGGGACTCGGTGTTGGTGAACTTGTAGTTGCCCCGGTCCCACATCCAGGCCCGCCGGGCGACGGCGGACAGGACGTTGGCGTTGCTCATGCCGTGGATGCTGAGCGCGTCGGCCGTGGTGCGCTTGCGGCCGGAGTCCATGGTGTCCTGGGCTTCGGGGTCCAGGCCGGTGACGACCAGCATCCCCGGGAGGGTAACTCCGGACTGGACGACTGCTTCGAGGCGGTGCTGGCCGTCCGAGATGCGGTTCTCGGTATCGGTCCGGTAGAACGGGTCGCCGTTGACCTTCCAGTCACCGCGAGCCATGGCCCTGGCGTAGGCCGCGACCGTCTTGGCGTTGAGGTTGCGGTTGCGGGTGTTGAGCTTGAGGAGCTGGGCTGCCAGCTCGGGGGTGACGTCCTGGATCTCGATCTTCACTTGCTTCTCCCTTGAGGTGATCGGGGTGGAGGGGGCCGGGCCTCTCACTTGTCCGGCCCCCTTCCGATGTCTCAATTAAACAACCAGCCGTACGAGGTTGTCAACCCCTGACGTACGGATCGAAGATGTCCGCGCTGAGCCGCAGGTCAATGGCCTCCGACAGCTCGCCACGGCGCATCCGGTCGGCACCCTCGATGCCCAGGGCAACCGCGTAGTCGAGCTGTCCCTGGGACGGCTTGTCCCTGCGCCACCGAGCGCTGCGGGCCACCGAGAAGTCGGCGTAGTCCTCAGCAGTCGCCTCGCCCCACGCCATGGCCGACCCCAGGTCCAGCCCAAGACGCTCCGTACGCTGCCAGCCACCGTCCCTGGTATGCGTGCAGACGTCCCAGGTGCCCGGTTCGGCGGACGGCCACAGGAACACCCGCACCGTCCCGCAGTTGATGAACAGCACGCCCTTGGGGGTGCGCTGCCACGCGTGCTCGGAGGCTTCGAAGGAGTTGACCTCGCGCACCTTCAGCTCGAAGGCCAACGAGCCCGCAGGCACCTTCTTCTCCTGCGCCTCGGCCTCACGCACAACCGCCTCGGCCAGCGACTCACCGTCCCCGATCGCCTCGACGACCCCGGGCTCCAGGTCGATCAACGTGCGCAGCTTGTTCGCCGACGCGCCGACCAGGTCCAGGACCAGCGCCTCCGTCTTGCCCGGATAGGGGCGCAGGACGCGCCCGACCATCTGGGCGTACAGCGGTGCGGACCGGGTCGGCCGGGCGATGACTGCCACCTCGGCCTGTGGCATGTCGAAGCCCTCGGTGAGGACCATGCAGTTAACAAGAACTTGTGTCAGGCCGGTCCGGAAGTCGTCGTAGACCACCTGACGCTCTTCCCGGGATGTCTCCCCGCTCACCACGGCAGACGGCACACCCGCCACGTGCAAGGCCTCACGGGCGGCCCTGGCCGTTTCCACGGTCGGTGTGAACACGATGCCCTGGCGGACCCCTGCGTGCTCCCTGTAGGCGTCTGCGATGACCGAGTCGAACTTGGACTCCATGAGCGCGTCACCGAGCGCTCCGGCCTGCCAGTCGCCCATGCCGACCTTGACCCCGGCCATGCTCAGCGACTCCAGGTCGATGCGCTTGGTCCGGACGTCGGTCAGGTACCCCTTGGAGATCATCCAGAGGATGGAGCGCTTGTAGACCACGTCCTGCCACTGGTCCCCGAGCCCCTGCTGGTCGCCACGGGCCATGGTGGCCGTGACACCGAGCTGGAGCGCGTCCGGGAATGCGTCGTAGATCTTCTGGTACGACGCTGCGGTGGCGTGGTGGCACTCGTCGGTGATGATCAGGCCGATCTTGCCCTGGCGTTCCTCGCCCCGGAACAGCTCCGACCGGCGCTTGGCGCTGGCCAGGGTCTGCACGGAGCAGACCATGACGTCGGCATCCACGTCGTTGGACTCGGCCTTGACCTTGCCGACGTTCACGCCCGGCATGACCGCCCGCAGCTTCGCGATGGCCTGATCGACCAACTCGTCACGGTGGGCCAGGATCATGACGCGTCGGCCGTACTGCCAGCCTGCCTCCGCCCGTACCCGCCACTCCTTCACCAGGGCCGAGAAGACGACCGTCTTCCCGGCGCCGGTCGGGAGCACGACCGCCGGACGCTGCATGCCGTCCGCCCACGCCTTGAACACGGCGTCGATGGCGTCGCGCTGGTAGTCGCGCAGCTTGATCTCGGTCATCCACCCATCACCCGGACTTCCTGCTGGCACCATCCCGAGTCGCACACGTGGTGGCCGGGGTAGAGCCGCTCGAACTTGCTCCGGCACGTCTGCTCGACCACGTACGACGCGTCGCGGGACGCGTGCACGCTGGCCGGGACGGTCTGCTGGACGTAGGGGGTGCCGTGGTCGGTGGCGAGCGGGTCGCCGACGATGAAGAACACCCAGATGCTGAGGATCATGACTCCAGCTCCAGTTCGTTCCAGTCGAACCACGCGGAAAGCCCGGTCGGGTCCCCGTCCAGCTGTACTCCGCACCCGATCGACAGGAGGGCGTTCGGGCTGGTGTAGTCGATCATTCCGCCGGTCCCCCGGGGGAAGGGGTCGGCATCCACGGTGATCTTCACCCGGTCGCCGACCTTGAACTTGGTCATGGCTGCCTCTTCTCGTTGCGTTTCTGCTGACGGTGCTTGATCTCCCAGGTCGTCCGGTCGTAGGACTGGCGCCACCCCTTGCAGAGGCCGCACCGGCACTTGTACCGGTTGTAGGCCGAGGGACCACCGTGGTCGATGCCCGGGGGCAGGTCCACGGTGTGGCCCTCGTAAAAGCCTGGGAACGGGAGCTGGATCCAGCGCTTCCGGCTCATTCAGGGATGAGCGCGGCTGCGCGGCTGCGCAGGATGGCCACGAGTTCCCGCAGGACGTCGGCCACCTGCTGGTCGGCATCCCAGGACGCCTGCTGCTCCAGCAGGTCGGCCGCGTCCAGGTAGGCCAGTGCGGTGCCCCATCGGGCGCAGGCCGCGTTGGTGGTGGCAACGCCCATTCGGGATGCGGCGACGCGGACCTCGGCCGAGACGTGGGAGACCGAGACGTGCATTTCCTTGGCGATCTCGTTCTGGCGCCTGCCCGCTACCAGACCTTCGATGATCTTGATCTGGCCTGGTGCCAGTGGACCGGTGCGCTTGCGCTGGTCGTAGGCCACGGGGCCTCCTTCCGTAGGTCGATGTCTCAATTAAACAACCACTCCGGGGTCCATGTCAACCCCTGTCGCCACGCCGTACCCTGGGGTCATGGACACACAGAACACGCGCGTCACGCGCGCGCAGGCGGCCGAGCTCGCGGGGGTCACGCCCCGGACCATCAACAGGTGGAGTGCCGAGGGGCGGATCCAGTGCTTCCGGCCGAACGGACCCTGGGGTCCGGCCGAATACGATCCCCGGGAGGTGCTCGCGGCCGCCAACAGGACCGCAGAACTGCTCGCCCTGCTGAATCCCGGCACAACGGACATCTCGACTTAGAGGATCCTACGGAAAGACGGATCTAGACGGGTTAGACAGCTATCCCGGTTAACCGCCATGTAAGGTTCCTATACGCGAGGGGGATCCGAAGTAGCTGTCTAACCCGTCTAGGACGTGGCTAGGCCCAGCTCAGGGCCCCTACAAGCAGACCGCCCCCGAACCTCTGAGAGGCACCGGGGGCGGCTCGCGCACCGTCAGACACGCATCAGAAGGGTACCGAATGGGCCTCATCACGGGAGAGCTGTCTTCCGAGCACTACCAGGAAATCACCCACGACTCGGCCGTGGCCGAGGACATCGCCGCCGCACGCGGCTACCGCACCCTCACCGGCACGGGCGAGGACAGGGACCTCCTGGAGTCCCTCGGCTTCCTCCCCTACGTCCACGGGCGCGACGACGCCTATCCCGGCCTCCTGATCCCCATGCACGGCATGGACGGGTCCGTACGCGGCCACCAGTTCAAGCCCCGCATCCCGCGCATGCGCACCACGGACGGCCACGCCACCCCGATCAAGTACGAGACCCCCAAGGGCCACCCCAACGTCGTCGACGTCCCCTCCTTCACGGCCGAGAGGCTGCGCGAGGCGCCCTCCACGCCCCTGTGGATTACCGAGGGCGTGAAGAAGACGGACTGTCTCGTGTCCCAGGGCCGGGCGGCCGTGGGCCTGACGGGAGTTTTCAACTGGAAGTCCCGCCAAGGCGTCCTCGGCGACTGGGACGAGATCCCCATCAAGGGCCGTCCGGCCGTCGTTTGCTTCGACTCGGACGCCTCCGGCAACCGGCACGTGCAGCTGGCCATGGTCCGCCTGGGCGCGTGGCTGAAGTCCCGGGGCGCCACCACGGTCCACTATCTGGTGGTACCGGCCGAGGTCGACGGCACCCCCGTCAAGGGCGTGGACGACTTCTTCGCGGCCGGGGGCACGATGGAGGCCCTGTCGGCTGCAGCCACGGAGAAGCCCCCCGGCACGGGCGAGAAGGACGCTTCGTTCACGGACGCGTTCCTGGTCGAGGAGCTCGCCGGATCGCTCCAGGGCCGCTTCTGCTGGGCTTCCGGCCTCGGGTGGCTGCGCTGGAACGGGCGCGTATGGAAGGAAGTCTCCGAGGTCGAACCCCTGGAGCAGGTCCGGGTGTGGGCCGCTGAGCAGCACGACGCGGCCTGTGATGAGCAGAAGCGGGACCGGTCCAACCCCACGATCACCTCCAAGATCGCGGGCTGGCGCGCCATCCTGAACAAGGGCCGCCTGGTCGCCCTGCGCGACCTGGCCAAGGGCCTGCTCCAGCGGGACGCGGCCGAGTTCGACGGGGACCCGGACCTGCTCACGTGCAAGAACGGGACCATCCACCTGCCCTCGGGCAAGCTCCTGCCGTTCGACCCCGAGCACTGCATCACCAAGTCGGCCGACGCGGAGTACCGGGCGCGCTGCCAGAACCCGCACTGGGACACCGCCCTGTCGGCCGTGCCCGAGGGCATGCAGGAATGGTTCCAGGACCGCATGGGACAGGCCCTGACCGGCCACCCGGTCCCGGACCACATGCTGGTGATCGCCCACGGCGGTGGCGCCAACGGCAAGTCGACCGTCATGAACATCGTCCGGCGCACCCTGGGCGACTACGGCGTCCTGGTGTCGGACCGCGTGCTCATGGCCAACCCGGACGCGCACCCGACGGAGCTCATGGACTTCCGTGGCGCCCGCTACGCGCTGATGGAGGAAACCCCTGAGGCCCGGCACCTGAACGTCCAGCGGCTCAAGACGTCGATCGGCACCGAGTCCATCAAGGCCCGCCGGATCCGGCAGGACCCGGTGGAGTTCCTGACCTCGCACAGCCTGTTCATCAACACGAACTACCGGCCGATCGTCACCGAGACCGACCACGGCACGTGGCGCCGTCTGTCCCTGATGCCGTGGCCGTTCACCTTCCGGAAGCCCGGAGTGCCCCTCTCAGGGCCGTACGACCGTACGGGCGACCCGAAGCTCGCCTACGCCGCGAACGACGCTCTCGTGCGCGCTGCGGCCCTCTCCTGGATGGTCGAGGGCGCGCGGGCCTGGTACGCGCGCGGCCGCATGATGCTGCCGGTGCCCGAGCAGGTCGAGCGTGAAACGCGGGACTGGCGGGCCGAGACCGATCTGATCCTGGGCTTCGCGGACGAGTGCCTGCGCTTCGAGCAGGGCGCGTTCACCCAGACCCAGTCCATGCTCAAGGCGTTCAACGACTGGGCTGGCGAGCGCGGCCACCGGCCGTGGAACGACCGGACGTTCGCGTCCCGGTTCGGGTCCCACGACATCGTGCGCGCGGCCAAGGTCCAGCAGGGCCGGTTCAGCGTCGGCGGCAAGCAGCAACGGGGGTGGAGCAACGTGGAGATCAGCACGGACGGCATGGACCCGTTCACGGGCGAGCGCGAGCCGGAGTCTCCGGCGCCGGAGTTCTGGGGAAATGAACCGGCGGCCGAGCTTCCCGATGGCTGGGGAGAGACGCCTCCGGCGCCTGAGCCCGTCGCCATCGGGTTCGACCTGGAGACCGCCGACGCGGACAAGCTGTTCACCGGCGGGCACGAGGGCCCGTTCGTGCGGCTCCCTGGCGTGATCGCCGACTACAACGATCTGGCACTGATCAAGCCCGAGCCGCTGATCGAAGAACTGAACCGGGCCGACGTGATCTACGGCCACAACATCCTCGGGTTCGACCTGCTCGCCCTGGCGCACCATCACGGGGCCGATTACGACGCGCTCGCGGCCAAGTCCGTCGACACGATGGTCCTGGCCCGCCTGATCGATCCGCCGCTGTCCAAGGGCATGCCGAACGGCTACTACGGCCTGGATGCCGTGGCGCAGCGCCTCGGCCACGAGGGCAAGACCGACTACCTCAAGGCCATGGCCCGCATTCACGGCGGGTTCGACAAGATCCCGGTCACGGACAAGGAGTACCAGGACTACCTTCGCGGCGACCTCGCGGCCACCAAGGCCGTGTACGAGGCCATGCCGGAGATGAGCGACTACGCCAAGCGCGAGATGCAGGTTGTGGCGCTTCAGAACCGCATGACGCTGAACGGCTGGGCGGTCGACACCGAGCTCCTCGCCGAACGGGTTGCGCACGAGGACGCGCAGCGCGCGGAGGCGGTCCGGATCCTCGCCGAGGAGTACGGGATGCCGACGCACCGGCCGGACCGGTTCAAGCTGAAGTCCAAGCGCGAGTGGCCCCTCGTTCTCCAGGACCGGCGGTCGGTCACCTACCTGCGCTGGACACAGGACCTGGACGACGACGGTGAGCCGGTCGGCGAGCGTCGTCTCGAACCCAAGACGGTCCACGGGCTGGCCATCGTGGCCGCGCGCCGGTACATGCGGCTGTTCCCCGAGGCGGCCGTGGCGCGCGGGCTGGCTGAACGCATCCCTGGCGAGGTCTACGACGCGCCGTGGGCGACCGAGGGTGGCCGTGAGGCCATCGACCGGGCGTTCCGGGACGCGGGGGCCCGTCACCTGCCGACTACCAAGTCCGGTCAGCTGGCGCTCGGCTCGGACGCACTCGGGTACAAGCCCTGGTTCAACACGGACACCGGGAAGTCCCAGCCGGGGCTCATGCAGGTGTACGCAGGCAACGAGGAGCTCGGGCGCGTGGTCGAACTCGTGCTCCAGGCCACCGGCGCCCGGCGCAAGTACGCCGAGGTGGCGAACTGGGTGACGGACAAGGGCCGGGTGCACGCATGGATCGGGAGCGCCCAGGGTTCCGGCCGGTGGGCGCAGGTCAAGCCGGGCATCTCCACCATGGGCAAGCGCGGGGCCGGTGCGGCCGAGCGGGACATCATGGTGGCCGACCCGGGTCACGTGATCATCACCTGCGACCTCTCCCAGGTCGACCTCAGGGCCATGGCTGGTCTGTCCCAGGACCCCGCGTACATCGAGATCCTCCAGCCGGGCCGGGACGCGCACATGGAGATGTCCGACGTGTACTTCGGCGAGCGCACCGAGGAGTCCCGCCAGAAGACCAAGGCGTTCAACCACGCCGGGAACTACGGCCAGGGCCCCAAAGCTGTCTCGGAGCGCACCGGGATCCCCCTGGCGAAGTGCTACGAGATCCAGCAGGCCAAGGCCGAGGCGTATCCGCGTCTCGCGGAGTACATCGCTGAGATCCGGGAGGAGGCTGCGTCCGGGCGCCTGCTCGACAACGGGTTCGGGCGCCTGATGCGGCCCGATCCCGAGCGCGCGTACACGCAGGGTCCGGCCCTGATGGGCCAGGGTGCGGCCAGGGACATCATGTGCGAGTCCCTGCTGCGGCTGGTGCGCAAGTGCCAGGAATGGGGGCGGCCGGTACAGCCGTACCTGCGCGCGGTCGTTCACGACGAAGTGGTGCTGTCAGTGCCTGAGAAGGAGGCGGAGTACTGGTCAGCGGCGCTGAAATCGGCGTTCACGTGGGAGTGGCGCGGGGTGCCGATCCTCTGCGAGGTCTCGAAGGCGGCTTTCCGCTGGTCGGAGTGCAAGTGAGGTCAGGGGTTGACAAGACCTCCCGATGGGTTGTTTAATTGAGACATCGAGAGGGGGCCACCCTCCGGAACGACAGGGGATCGCGATGAACATCGAGTCGAAGATCTGGAACTACAGCCCGACCGGCACCAAGGTCCACGCATTCGGGGCGGACGGGTCCGCACTCTGCCGGAGCAGCATCGTGCGGTCCGCCGAAGGTGCGATCGACTACAGCGAGGCCAAGGGCCACCCGATGTGCGCCAGCTGCGACCGGAAGTTCGAAGCCCGCGTCGCGGCGGCCGAGGAGGTCGTCACCTTCACTGAGCCGGAGCCCACGATCACCCCCGCGATGATTGAAGCGCTGGCATGGCTGCGTAACGGCTGGGACGGCGACAACTCCGAAAAGGCCATCGAAGCGTTCGAGATGTTCGACAACGCAGGGATCTTCGCGGCGATCGACGCGGTCAGCGAGTGCACCTGCCCTCCGGATGAGCGGCGGAAGAGCGGGACCGACAACCACTACATCGAATGCCCCGAGGCGCCGGTTGCCAAGTGCACCTGCCCCCAGGGCGGATTCACCCGGCCGCGCGGTACGCACCGCCCCGAGTGCCCCGAGACACCCGCCACGGTCACCGTCATCGGCGAGGACAACATGCGGGACGTCGCCAGCAGGATCCGTGCCCGCAGCGCGGCCCGGGGTGATGACGGCGCGGCTGTCCGGATGCGCAACGCACGGGCCGAGGGCGGGTTCGGTCTCGGCACCGGGCAGGTCACCGAGGTGCCCAAGACGGTCCAGTGCGGTCACTGCTTCGGTGACTACCAGCCGAAGCAGGACGGCACCCTGCGCAAGCACGCCTGCTGGCGGTCCGACAAGGACCACGGCATTGCGTTCGGTCCTCTGGACATCCACGGCCGCAACAACCAGTAGCACAACCATCCGGCCGGGGCTCAGTGAGTGGGCCCCGGCCCTACCAGGGAAGGACACCAGGATGAGTGATCTGGAAGCACAGATGGCCGCTGAGAAGCAGCGGGAGGCGGCCGAGAGGGCCGAGGCGGAGGCCCGGTTCCAGCGGGAGCTCGCCGAGGCGAAGCGGATCCTGGAGCAGAACGGCGGACCCAATGGCTGACAACGGAGCACCCACCTACCCGGTCATCTTCGTGACGGACAACGGCGCCCCTGCGGGCAGCGTGTACGTGCACGACCAGGCCACCGGCATGACGGTCACCGCGCCGAACACCACGGACGGCTACCTCCAGGCCGTGAAGGATCTGAACAACCACCGCTAGCAGCACAAGAGGCCCGGCCCCAAGTGAGTTGGGGCCGGGCCTCTCCGATCATTGTAGAGGGAGACGACGTGGAGAAGAAGAGCTGTCCCGGGTGCGGCGGCATGTACGCACCCCTCACGGACGGGGGCCTGCGGGCGCACGGGCCCGTGGGGAGCCGCTGCCCGCAGGTGTCAGACCCTGCGCCTACGGTGGACGAGACGACGACCGAGGGGGACGACATGAACCCGGACGCGGAAGCACACCTGGACGCGGCGGACATGAGGGACGCGGACCCGGGCTACATCGACTACGAGCGCCGAGTGACGTACGGCGAGGACAAGGGCCCCTGGTTCGGCGCCATGTACGAGGGCCAGTGCTCGGTGAGTGAGTGCCGGATCTACGAGGGCGACCGGATCCGGGCGGACGGTCGGGGCGGGTACGAGTGCGAGGACTGCGGGGACGACGACCTCAGCAACATCGCGCCCGAAACGCCCACGTACCAGGAGCAGGCACGCGCAGCCGCGCGCAGGCACGCGCAGCACGAGGCGGGCATCATCGCTGCGACGCAAGAGCGTGTGGACGTGGCCCTGGCGGCCGACATGGCCAACGCCTACGGCTCCATGGGCGGGGCCGACCTCTTTGAGGATCCGACCCCGCACACCCCGCCCAAGCCGGTCATGAGCGTCTCCGGCCAGCCCAAAGAGGTCCTGCGCGACCACCTCGGGCGCTACGCGGTGGTCCTGCCGGGCGAGACTGAGCTGGAGGTCTACAAGTCCAGCGGCAAGCCCGTCGGACGGACCAGGGCGACGACGTTCAACAAGTCGGCGACCGACAAGAAGAACATCAACGACTGGAACAAGCGCAACGTCCTGATCGGAGCGTCCCGGCGCCGGGACCTCGTGCTCCAGGCCACCGGCCTCACCCACGAGCGCGACAAGGACAAGCTCAACGCCCTGGTGGTCCAGCTGGAAGAGACAGCCGGGGCCAAGGTCGGCTCAGACCTGGGGACGTACCTCCACGAGTTCACGGAGTACATCGACGCGGGGCTGAAGACGTACAAGGACGCGCCGGAAGAGTTCCAGGAGTCGCTCCGCCGGTACACGCAGCAACTCAAGTACGCGGGCCTGGAGCCGATCAGGTCCCTGATCGAGCGGACCACGATCATCCGGGAGTACGGGTGGGTCTGCGGGACGTTCGACCGGATCTTCTATCACCGGCCGTCCGGCCAGTACGTGATCGGCGACCTGAAGACTGGGAAGACGATGGACTACGGCAAGAACGAGACCGAGACCCAGCTCTGGATCTACGCCCACGGCGTGAACCAGAACGGGGTCTACGACTGGAACACGCGGACGTGGGCGACCGTCGTATTCGACCCCGACCGCGCCGACGTAGTCCAGGTGTCCGAATCGGTCGGTGTCGTCATTCACATGCCCGTCCAGGGGCCTCAGGAGGGCACTGTGAGCCTCCTGTGGGCCGACCTGAAGTCGGGGGCCGACCACGCGCGCGTATGCGGGGACGTGCGCGCACGGCCACAGGGGCGCATGAAGGCGTGGGGTGACGGTCCGGCGCCCTTGGCGCCCCACGCGGTGACGTCCTGGGAACTGCGGTTCGCGTCCGTCACGAGCGGCGAGGAGGCCTCTGCGCTGTGGCGTGAGGCCAAGGCTGCGGGCATCGTGGGCGTGCGCCTCAACGAGCTGATCACCCTTGCGCGGATCGCGCTCCGCGAGCTTGGCGTCAAGGGTTGACATCCCGCCCAGGGTGGGTAGAGTTCTACTCGTGAACCCGCTCAGGGTGATCGGGGAGCAGGACCTCGGCGGAGACTAAACGTGGCAGTCAGATTGGCAGAGCGTAGACCGGTTCGATTCCGGTCGTCCCCCTGGCGGGGGTGTGGGGTTCGATTCCCCTTGACCATGGTGGCGAAAAGGATTGCCGGTAATTGCGCCGGAACCGCGCGGAGGGGTTCGAATCCCCTCCTGACTACGAGAGCAGCAGATA